TGTAGCGGCAATCAAGGTGACTGCTGTTTCAGCGACTTTAGCAGCAGCAGAACCACGGGTAGGTGCGGGAATGTGAATTACATCACCCTTCTTACCTTTAAAGTTCATCTTCATAATGAGGTTCGCAAGAACCAAGTTTTTCTTGTAGGCAGCTACAATTTCATCACTCCAAATATCAGGGATGAATTTATCTGCGGTTGTTACAGTAACTGAATTACTGGGGGAAAATGCTGTTGCCATGTTAAATCTCCAAAAAACGATAGGTTAAATTATTTGACCCTGCCATCTTGATACGCTTGCATGATTTCTCCGCTTAACGCCTCATAACGATCTGGGTCGGTCATTTTCAGCCGAATTAGATCAGCCCTTCTGTAGACCCTCTTTCCAGACTCCCCACTTCCACCTACATCAACTCCCGCCGCCTTAAGGTTAGACTTGCGCTGGGTTTCCCCTGCTTCATTGGTCTGCTTTGCCTTAACACCACGCAACTGCTTATAGGTACTCAGCAACTCGTTTGCACTGTCGTAATCAAACTCACCATCAGCTTTTGCGTACAAACCAAGGCGAATAGGTGAAGATTTCACCCAATTCACAAAGTCTGTATCTTGAGCAATTTGACCGAAATCAGGATGCTCTGCCGCCAGCTTTTGCTGAATCTGCATCTTTTTGAACTCTTGACCAGCTTGTCTAGCCGCAAGTACATCAGGATGGTTATCAACTGTTCTACGAACTGCCTCTTGTGGATTCTCGAAAAAATCTACTTCTGGCTCTTTTTCAATAGGTTGCTGTTTAGAGGAGAGGTTTTGCTTTATGAGTTCATCTGCCAGCTTTCGCACTTCCCCAACTTCCTGCGCTTGCTTTCCAATTAGCTTTTCAGCTTCTTGGTGCATCTTGACCACTTCTTCCAAAGATTTCTGCCTGTATTTCTCAGGCATCTCGGACAAGGGTTCTACAACAGGTAGTTGCTTCTTTTGCTCGACTGCATCTAACTCACTTAGTGTCTCATCTTCATTATCAATCAACATATTTCTTCCTTTTCCTGCCGTTATCGGTTCTAGGACATTCAACTCGGCTTACGCTTATGAGTTGTGCTTTTGCTCCCACTTAAGCTGATCTAGGTGTTTTTTCTCGAACTTCCCATGCTCTGACGGGAAAGAACCAGACCACCCTTCTAACTTGAAGTTAGGAGCAGACAAAGTGCGATTGGCTGTTTCTCCGCACTCACATCGAAAACTTGTTGTCTCATAATCAACAAGTCTTTCAGTTTTATGCCCGTTTGCACAGGCAAAATCAAACATTCTTTTCATTCAATTCCTCGTATGCTCTTTCGCTGACCTCTTTCAAGGTTTTCAGCCAAGTTAAGATGGAAAGTTCACCTTTTTTGAACATCAAGGTCTTTTCATCAGGAATAACACTAAGATTATTGAGTGACTCTATCATAATGTCAATATCCATGCACAAATCCTTCCAACCTTCTTTTGACATCATGTCAAAGCGGTTTTCGTAATAGTGCTGTAGTTCTTGGTTCATGTAGATGCCGCTTGCAATGGAGTTAAATCTTCTGTTGTCCAGTAATCTTTTGCAAGCATGATGACCAAGTGGTCACGATTCCTCTTGAGCGTGTCTGCCCAATCAGCATCAGTCATGTCTTCGGGCTGTCCTGCGTTGATGAGGTTTACGCTGTCCATAGCGGCAGAGTAGTGCTTGGCAATTTGTTCTGCGGTGGTGAGTTCATTCATGTTCATGCTCCTTATGGGTGGGTTGCTTTGTATGCGTCAAACTCTGCTTTGAGTTCTTGGATGGCGGCGGTAAGGGTTGCCACAAGAAACGATGTGTCAATGCCTTGGTAGTCTGGGTCACCATTTTCATCAAGGGCATCTTTTTCACCAACCACCGCATGAGGACAAACTTCCGCAAGTTCGTGGGCAATAAAACCTTCACCTTCTAATCCGTCAGATTTCCACTTATATGTAACAGGTTTAAGTTGTGCAACTTTTGCCAATGCGCCTGTCATTGGCGTTACATTTTCTTTTAATCGGTAGTCTGAAGAAGTTGAGTATGTTGTCGTTGACCCCGTAAAAGAAATACTTCCAACAATAGCAGACCCAGTTTGGTTAAAAAACCGCATCGCGGTAGTGCCAGATGTACCCGTTACTCTTATGCCGTTACCAAATGCGTTTGTGTCTACTTGTATGACATCACTTGCATTTTGATAAACTGGTGTTGCCTGTTGAGAAAATACCCAGCTATTACCCGTTCCAGTTGAAAAATATGCGGCTCTCCAAGCACCATCTCCATCAGACAGCACAATGTTGTTGCTTGCTGTGCGAATGTCTAAGCCGCCTTGGTTGCCGTCATAGCGACCAATGATGGTATTTTTAGCGCCTGATGTCACATAAAAACCAGAGTCTTTACCAACAAAAGTGTTGCTGCTTGCGTTTAAGTTATAACCTGCCCTTGCACCAACAAGCGTGTCATCCGCGCCCGTAATATTTGTATACCCCGCCCGATAACCTACAGCAGTGTTGGTGGAGGATGTGGTACTAGCGATAAGTGATTGATGACCAACTGCTGTATTGCTTGAGCCAGTTGTGTTAGAAATTAACGATTCATTACCAAATGCACAATTTTGAGAGCCTGTTGTTGTAAGTTTTGCAGCCGCATACCCAACAGAAACATTTTCAGTTGCTGTCGTGCTTGTAAAAGAAGCCTGATAACCTACAGCAGTATTGTAAAATGCTGTGGTGTTGGCTTGAAGTGCTTCCTGACCTATGGCAGTGTTGTTTGAGCCTGTGGAATTACTTTGCAAAGCAAGCGTACCCAATACAGAGTTTTTAGAGCCTGATGTGTTTTGATAGGCCGCACCACGACCAATAGCGGTGTTTTCTGTGCCGCCAATCGTATCTCGCAAAGCAAGTTGACCGACAGCAGTATTTTGCAAGCCACTCGTATTAGCCGCCAAAGCACTTGCACCCACCGCAGTATTGGTAGACACAGCACCAGCACCTCTGCCGACTGTGAGACCATTAACTACAGCATCATTTACAAGTGTTGCTACTTGACCTGTACTAACAGTTACCGCAGTGGTAGTTCCATTGCTTTGTAAAACAAGAGCGCCATTACTAGCTACTCCTGTTGAATTAAGTGTAATTTGTGCCATGATTTACTTTCCTTTAAGGTGTTCCATTTGCAACAATATTAGCCGCAGATGTAATGATTCCCGTTGACGACATTGATGCAATTGTAGTAGCACCATTCTTAAATATCAATTTACCGCCTGATTCCTCAATAGTGAAATTGGTAGTCAGTAACTTAGGAGTAGATGCCGCCGTACCCGTAGTATTCTGATTCAGTGTAGGAATATCAGCGGCAACAACTGCTCTGAATGTAGGTACACCAGCACTCCCATTAGGCGCAGCTAAAACATGGTTTGCAGTCTTAGAAGCATAAGGGTTTAGCGTGTCTCCATAACCAGCAGACAAAGATATTGCAGGAGTAGCACCACCACTAGACGCAACAGGAGAAGTGCCTGTTACAGAGGTAACTGTCCCTTGGAACTGGTCAGCAGAGGAAATAGTGAAGTTAGGATAAGTACCCGTAATTGTTGTTGTACCGCCTTGGGTCAACGCAACAGTCTGGTCTGGCGCAGAATTGGTCACAGTAAAGTTTGGATAAGTTCCGCTTGTATTGATGCCTGTGCCAGCAGTCAACACTACTGTTTGATCTGGTGCGCTATTGGTAATTGTGAAACTAGGATAAGTGCCACTTGTTGATATGCCTGTGCTTGCAGTCAGACTAACAGTCTGATCTGGTGCAGTGTTGGTAATAGTCAAAGTGCCAGTAGTTGTAATTGGACTACCACTGACGCTAATGCCTGTACCACCACTAGCAGCCACACTTGTAACTGTGCCTGTACCAGCACTCACATTAACAGTTACATCATCACCTGAATTTGTGGCAGTAACTGTTGCGCCAACAAAGTTAATGTTCTTAACTGCACTGGTTATGGATGTACCTTCATCCTTGATAGCAATAGCCGCATTGGTGGACATAGTGCTGATGACTTTGATCTTTTCAGCAATGTCGGGAGATACAACCTCACCAACATTAATCTCTCTGCCATCAGACAAGGAAATTATCAAAGAACCATCAAAGTCAATGTTTGCGTTGACTACTGATACACCATCAACTCCATCTACCCCGTCACGACCCGCTTGCCCGTCAAGACCTCTGTCGCCTTTCAGACCATCTCTGCCTGACTTGCCATCTTTACCATCACGCCCGTCTTTACCATTAGCACCATCACGCCCGTCTTTAATAGACAAGACTCGTTTCTCAATAGAGTTACCAACTGCTTCAAATCGGGTGCTGATGTCAGACTCAATCTTCTTGAGTGCTTGCACAACCAAGTCAACATTCTCGCCAATCTTGCGTTTTTGCACTTCTTTGGCTTGAGCAACAGACTCACGAACTGAATCCAAAACAGCCATTTGCTGTTCAGAAGTCATGTTCTTAAGAATTAACTCTTTGGCTAGGCTTTCGACATCCATTATTGAATTCCTGTTTGTCCAGCACTTAGTTGACGAGACAACTGCTCAAGAAAGTCTGATTCCATGCCAGAAACCTTGTTTTGTTTATCTGCCATCTGCAACTCAACAATCTTTGACTTGTTTTTAATGTCTGCTTCCTTCAACATCAGGTCAGCAATCTTGACTCTCTTGTCAAATTCCCGTTGGTTAGCATCATCTTCATTGGGTAGATTCTTAGTCAAAGATGCACTCATCTTGGCTTGCACTTCTTGCGGCATTAACTGAGCCTCAACAGCCAATTTGATGGCATTTGCCTTGTTTTCTTCAGCTTGTGTAGTCTGAACAGCAATACCAGCTTGCGCTGCTTGCATAGCCAACTCTGCTTGCATCTGTTGCATCTGCTGCTGTTGAGGATTGGGTTGCATCATCTCATCCAACTTGGCAATCAACTCCATTCTGTTGGACAAACTGCTGTTTCCTATGATGCCCTTGAGCAAAATAGGCAAAACAGGGGTATCAGCACCCAAAGTCTGCAACAAACCAATGAATTGTTGTTGCTCATACTCCCTAGCAATGATGCCCAAGGTAGCTGTAGGCACAAAATTCATGTCCACTGAAGGATAACGCTCTGGGTCGAACTGCATATACCTAAAAGCCGCTTGCTTGATAAACGGAATCAAGAAATCTTCTTGAAAATTCACCAAAGTGCGCTTGTACTTCTTGATGATTGAGGCTACAGCCATTGACATACCGCCACCATCACGGGATGCGTTACTAACCATGCCCTGTGAATCAAGAGTACCCGTTGCTTGCAACAGCATACGCTCAAATTCTTTGGCAGTTGCTAGGTTATTGGGGTCACTCTGACCAAACTTGAATGGGTAAATAATCTCATTTGGGTTGCCATTGGTGAGAATGGCTTTACCAGCCTTTACCTCAAACTTCATACCTCTTGGAAGTCTTGTTGCATCCATCGCAACCATAGGGGCAGTGGTTAAAGCAAGCGAATCCAAGTGAGCGCGAGTCTGAGCATCAATAGCTTTTTGCATATTGAAGGCTTTTTCCACTGTACCTCGCCCCAACAAGCGGTTTGGAAC